AAAGAATTAGAATCAATATTTCCTGAAATGACTTTGTTAGACTCAAATCATTCTAGCTTAGTTTATCGTAGAGCAATTAAATCAGGAATCCCTAGAGGTTATCTAAAAGAATATAACGAGTTCTTAAATGTTAAAAAATGGAATTGGGTAGATAACTTAACTCTTACCTTACCTAATAAACAAAGATGTTTTTTTACTCATGGAATATCTGCTGATGTAACTAAAGTATCTCAAATCAATGGAATGAGTTGTGTTCAGGGACACTTCCATTCTAAATTTAAAATAGAATACTGGGCTAACCCTGATGCACTATTCTTTGCTATGCAAGTAGGTTGTTTAATCCAACAAACTAATATGGCTTTCCAATATTCTAAAAACTTTAAAACAAAATTTATAATGGGTTGTGGAATGATTGTAGATTCTACTCCAAGACTAATGCCAATGGTACTTAACAAAGAAGGTAAATGGATAGGCAAGTTAGTTTAAATTTTTCTCTAAGAGAATTTATCTATTCTGATACTGCAATCAGATTACAAATAGACAATACTCCAACTGATGAAGTTCTGGTTAATCTACAAAATGTATGCCAGTTTATTTTAGAACCAGTAAGAAACTATTTTAACAAACCAATTACAATTACTTCTGGCTATCGTTCTCCTGAGTTATGCAAAGCCATAGGAAGTTCTGTAACATCACAACACACATTTGGACAAGCAGTAGATTTTGAAATCTTAGGAATACCTAACAAAGAAGTTTCTGACTGGATAGTTAATCACTTAGATTATGACCAGTGCATATTAGAATTTTGGAAACCTGAAGAACCTAATTCTGGTTGGGTACATTGTTCTTACAAACCATTAGGCAATCGTAAAATGTATTTAAGAGCATATAAAGGAAACGGAAGAACTATCTATGAAGTCATTTAAAAAACAAGTTGGTGGAAATCACTACCTTAAATATAAAATTTCCCCAGTAGAATTTATCATTAAAAATAATATTGGATTTGTAGAAGGAAATATCATAAAGTACGTTTTAAGATTTAAAGAGAAGGGTGGTGTTAATGACTTGGAAAAAGCAAAACACTATATAGAATTACTTATAGATTCTACTAAAAGTAAATAATATCATTTAGATTATATTAGACGCATTATTAAGCATATTGGCTTATTTATGGGTATAACCTCAAAATAACCTAAGATATTAAAAATTAGGGGTAATTTGTCGGTTTAAATGGTATAAAAAGGAACATTTAGAGAACACTATGGATATTATAAGAATAGACACAGATTTTGCACCAGAAACACATACTCTTGGCAGTTCTTCTGCTCAATCATCAGCAATCATTACTGGTTCAGGATTAATAAGAATAGCAGTCAAAGGAACTCACGCACACGTAGCTTTTGGAAGCAACCCTACTGCCACAGAAGATAGCTTTTTAATTAATGCAGAATCATCAGTAATATTTTCTTTTCTTAGTGGACAAAAAGTTGCTTTTCTTAAAACTACTGGAACTGGCGAAATTAACATTTGTGCTTTAGATTAATATGCTACCAGCTTTAAGTGCTTTTGCACCACTCCTTACAACAATATTTAAAACAGTTGATAAAGCTATACCTGATAAAGATTTAGCTGAAAAATTAAAAGCTGAAATGAATATGCAATTAATGCAATCTGGCACAGAAGAAATGAAAGCATCTGCAAAAATTATTGAAGCTGAAGCAAAAAGTAATTGGTATGTTTCTGGGTGGCGACCAACTCTTATGTACTTACTTATTTTAATTGTAGCTTGGAATTATATTCTTAGTCCAATTTTATTTCTTGTAATTAAAGTTAAAACACAAGTAGATTTACCTTCTGATGTTTGGACATTACTCACAGTAGGTTTGGGTGGCTATACCATTGGGCGTTCTGGAGAATCAATCGCTAGAAGTTTAGCGACAAGACCAATAAACAAGAATCAAGAAAATGGATAGTCTAAAATTAAGCGATCAAACGCAAGTATCTTTGCCTATTAAAAATATAGTAGCTATTGTATCTGCTATCGTTGTAGCTGTTTGGACTTACTTTGGAATCGTTGAAAGACTTAATAGACTTGAAACTAATGAGAAATTAATGTCGCAAGACTTACTTAAAAAAGCAGAACAAACTCCTAAGAATCAAGAGATGTATATGTTGATTGAGTATCAAGCTAAATCAATAGACAAACACTCAAAACAATTAGAAGAAAACGTACACACTAAAGTTATTATTCAACAGTTAGAAAAAAAAATAGATAAGCTAGAAAAAGAATTAGATTCATTAAGAGGTAGGTAATGTTTGAGGTAGTATTTGCTTTACTGATGTATATGAATGGTAAGCTAGAAGGTTATTCCCCAAAATTAAATGTTGCAGATTGCTTAGAACAAAAACGTAAAGTTGAACGTGATGGAACTAATGATGTTACTAAATGGTCATGCAAAGAAGTTGAAGCCATTATAGAAACTGATAAGCATGGAATTAAGAGAATTAAAGAAATTAAAACAAAATGAACTGCTATCTAGTCACTTATGCTATTAACTTTGTTAAAAACAATGATGATAGTTTCGTTGATGATATTGCTTATGTTAGGTTTTTTGATACAGGCACTTTTCCTAATGCCATTAATTTTTTGTCATCACTTAAACAAACTACTAAATTAAGAATTACTGGGGTTGAGTGGGAATATGAAGTTGTAAATTTTAATGATGAAATTGATTGTGAAATTTCTAACACATACCATTAAATTGGTAATAAATAATATTCTATTCCATCATTCCAAGATTGAATCTTTGATTGTGGCAATAATTTTAGTATTTGATCTACTGATTTAAATTTAAGTCCATCTTTAAAACAAAAAGCAATCGTATATTGAGTGAACTTATTATCACAAAACATTTGTGCGAATGTAATATATTTCTTTAAGTCTTTTAATTTAATTTTGTTACTGGCTTTGACTTCAACGAAGAACTGTTGTTGCTTTGGAGCTTCTTTTTTGGAATAAACAAAGTAATCAGGCATCGCAGACAATAAACCAAGTTTATGATAATAAGGAATAGGGGAATTAGCAAAATCAGAATCATCATTAAAAAGAAGTTTTTTATAATGAAAAGATTTAGCTTTGCAATATTCTTCAAACCTTTGCTCTGCGTAGTCAATATAGTTTCCCACTCGTTCTTGATATTTAAGTTCATTTAGTTTTCCTTCTGGTTGTATTATTTTCATCTACTTAACTCACGATTAGTTACTAGCCAACTTCTGTATAAATCTACCCAACTTTGTAAGTTAGCATATTTAGATTTAGCTTTTGAATAATCTCTCTCAGCAACACAAAAACCTTCTATGTGAGTATTATAGTCTTTAGTACACATAGCTCTCTTTTCTGCCTCTACCATAGAGCAGTTAGTGACAGTTTTTTCACTAATAGTTAATTGTGCTAAAAGTATTTTTTTATGTTCTTCTAATCTTCTAAAATTATAAAGTGCTTGACACATATCTTCGGCATACTTGTCAAGTTGTTGTCTTATCTCATCTGGGTTTCGTAAGGCAAAGTCCTGCATATCCTTCCTTTTCATTTTATAGTTGTACTACTAACTTATGTTAGTAATTCTTCAAATTTCAAAACCACTTTTGTTTGTAAAGCATCTTTAAGTCTTTTTGCCTTTTCCATTCTATGCTTTAGTTCAAAATACTTCATAGATACTCTATGATGTCTGTCCCTTAAGTTCTGAACTTGATGTTTTAATTTCTCCATCAATTTTTTTTATTCTTGTTGATTTGAATTTAATTCCAGTTATTTCAAGATCAACAAATTTGCCTTTCTCTTTTGAGAGTGCTTCTTGTTCGTTTTCAAACTCCTCTTTATAAATACCAGTAAATTCTAAATATCTATAACGCACTATCATTTTCTTTTTATATATTAAATTGTTAATAAAAACAATGGGCAGAGTGGCAAACATTAAAGGGAAAAATTTAAACACATTTGCCACCCTAGAAATCATTTTAAAAGTTATGCGAATAAAGAAGTTTCATATCTTTTATAAAACTATCTATTGATTCTTTATTACACTCTAAACCTTTAGATTCAAGTGCTGATTTGGTCATAGCCATTACAAACATATATTCATCTTTATTAAAAGATTTTATAGGTTCAACTGTTAATGTAGCACCTAAGTCAGAAGCAATATTCACAGCTTCCTTTTCAAAATCTTCAACATTAAATGAAGTATCTGGTTGCATTTGATCTTTAAGTTCTTGAATTTTAAGGATATTATTTTCAGATTGCACAAAATTAAATGCTTTATCTGCACCTTGTGGAGACCAAATAGAATAAGCAAAAGAAACCTTTTTACCCTCTTTAATAAAGTCAGGTATGTATTTCCCTTTGATTATAAATATCTCATCACCAATATAGAACTTATGATTTACCTTATCATTAGGTAATGCTTTACCAGTTTTATCATTATAATTATGATAAACTTTACTAATGATACCTTGTTTGTGTGCCATTTATTTCTCCTTTTTATTGTTTAAAAAGCGATGCAATTTTAGGCAAGAGATCGCAACATCTTGCATTTCATCATTGATTTGAAATTCTGCTATGTTAAGTTTTCCTTGCTTAGTACAATTAACAATAACACCTTTTTTAATTTTAATATCTAGCTGTTCCTCTAAAGCCATTACATAGAGGTAAAGCTGAACATAATAACTATCTCTAATCCCAGAACTTGTTTTCCAATCATAGATAATATATTCATTACCTCTTTTAAAAAGAGCATCTAATGTTCCAGTATATTTATGAACACGAGACAAAACTTTAGTTTCAGTAAAAACTAATTCTAAACCTTCTTGTAAATCATACCACTCTTTAAATTTACTAAATGATTTTTTCATTAAATCATTATGAATTTCAGGAATGGTTTTATTATGAATATATTCTTCAATCATATCGTGGACTTGACTACCCACATGACCAGCTTGATTCATATTAGAGTTTGCAGATTTTTTTATTTTATCAGCAATTTCTAATATTTGAATTTCATCATAACTTTTACCAGCTTTAACTAATTTTAAAAATTCCTCACTGCACATTTTACTTGTCCAGTTGCCGATTATAGTTGCGTTTGTTAATACCTTAGTTATGCCAGTCGCTGATGGTAGTTCTTGTTCGTTCCAATAATACTTATGAGGTATCGGATCAAAATACAAAATTTCTTCTGTATTGTCTTTGTACTTTAGTCTATGTTCTTCCATTTTATTTTCCCTTTGTTTAATTGATTCGTTTTATAATATATAATAGCACAATAAATAATACCAAAATAAATACAAAACTAAGCATAAGGCCAATTCTTTGTTAATGTTCCAGTTAGCTGATATAAATATTCGTCTTTAATAACTACCTCTTTATTATACTTTTGATTTACCAAATCTTTTTCGTATAAAGTATCTACTGGTATATTAAAGAATTTAGAATATTGATAAACCTGCACAGCACCAAGCTCATTTTTACCAATCTCAAATTTACTTATTTGTTGTGGAATAATACCTAAAAATTTTCCTAAATAAGTTTGATTTAATATTTTCTTTTTGCCATTAACAAAAAAACTAGTGTTTTTTCTTAACCACCTAATATTTTTTCCTATTAGTTTATTTAGTTCTTTTCGTTCCATAATTCCTTCCATCTTGTATGTTGTTGTTGCCAGTATGCAGAATTTATATCTGGGTTGTAATAAGGATATTCTTTATAAAAATCTTCTAAAGACATATCTTTATTTTTAACATCACAAAGAGTGTAATAATAACCAGCTTCACTAGAACAATTATATCTAGCCCAGTTACGATTTTGACTTAAATCATACAATCTTTTTATTTCATCTTTTACTGTTTTCATATTTTCTCCTAGTTAATAACTGAATGGCCTCTGCCTTGTAAGCATCGTCTTGTATAATTTTCTCTAGTGCGTTCCTCTTTGGGAGTAATGCCTAAAGTCCAAACTCTTAAAACATTGTTGTTTAACCAAGAAGCAACTTCATCAGCACCAGATAAACTTGATTCAGCTAACATTTTACAATGTTGAATATCATTAGTCAGTTCCTCAGCTTTACTATTTGGAAATGTACCAGACCTACCAGAACTATCTATGATAGGTTTATAACTGCAATTAGTTAAGTTTATGAGAATGAAACTTAACAATATTATTTTTTTCATTTTTTTCCCTTTTGTTGTTTTTATTTATATACTCAATAGTTATTGCGTTGAGTATTTCTCGTTGCTTTAATTGAGGATAAGACTTCCAACTTAATAGCACATAGTCTATTAATGTTTCAAATCTATGGTTTTCAATTAAATCTTTTATAATTACTAATGCGTAAAACTTATCCTTTTTTATTTTTTTCATTTGCCTTCTCTAGTTGTTTTTTTTCTTTTTTTAACTCTGCTTCCTTAATCGCTTGTCTAAGTTTTTCAGCAAAAACACTTTGACCAAGTTTTTCTGATAAAGATTGTTTTGTCATACCATCATAAAATTTGGCGTTTTAACAAGTGTATATTTTGCGAATCGCTTTTTCTCATTTATATAATATTTCTTATAAGATAAAACATAATCATTAGATTTATAAATATCTGGCATACATAATGGGGGATTAGTAAATCCAATAGAAACAAAATCAGTAATATCTAAAGATGTTAATAGTTTATAAATACGATCTGATGAATGAATTTTTTTATATCTAAGTGTGTATTGGTCAAGTAGATATTTTAATAAATCTAAGGACCATAAAAAGTTTTCTTTTGAATTGCCTACCCACAAAGTCATAGGGTGTTTAGGATATGCTGGTTTATAAAGTTTTTCATTATTACCAAAATGTCTTTGGTAAGCAGTACATAACATTTGTGCAGTTTCTAAAATCATTTTAACAACATGTTTGTCACAATGATAACTTGCACAAATTTCTGGGTTCTTATCAAGATGAAATATGTTCATTTTTTTTTCCCTTATTATTGTTATTTATAATATCTTTTAAAGCATTGTAAATCGCTTTGTCATAACTACTTATTTTAGATCCAGAAAATTCCATCACCAAAAAATAGTTTTTTATTAAATCAGCACAACTAACCAGAATATCACGACTAACCTTTACTTTCATAGCTAATTAATTGCAAAATGTATTAATATTA